ATTGATTCCTATTGAGACATTTTGCTCATACCCATCACCAAACTTAGAGGACAAAGTATTAAAGCTCTGTGAACCTGAGTTACCTTCTAAATCTTGGCACCAAGTGAATTTACGATTACTCATCTTTTTTTGACCACTCAACTTTCATACTTACCGGACTATCTTTAAAACGTTTTTTGCAACTTTCTAGATCATTCGTATCTTGATCTGGAGCGAATAAACCTGCCCGCCTACTTTCACGAACTCCCCATTCTTTTAATTGCTTGTCCATTAAGTCAGCAATTTTAGTACTCTTAGATTGTTTTTTAAAAATGAGGGTGAATGACAATCCAAAGACGAAACCCGTTGCATATTCAATTAGATTAAAATCAATTAAATTTGCACTTATGTAGAAAACTACAGCAATCAATAAAGCAAGCAGAAAAGTCATAATGTACTTTTTCACTTTTGTACTCCCATTAAAAAACCCACTCAAGAGAGTGGGTTACTTTGATAATAAACCGCCTTGTCGCTGTTGTTGACTTAAGTACTCATTGACATGCCGCGCAATCGCCTCACCTAACCCTATATGCTTATGAGCCACCGATTTAAGAGCTTCATATTGCTTCTCGCTCAAAACAAGAATCACACCTTCAATATCTATAAGCCAATCATCGAATTGGATAGGGAAAGTTTCTCCATCTCGTTCATAAGTCTTATTTGCCTCTCTTCCACGTTGACCAACATAGGTTACTGTGCCGCCCAGTAAACGTGTTACTTCATCATGATTACCGGTGTATTGGCCTGTTTTCTTAAATTGAATTGCTTTCATATTTCCTCCTTATAAAACAAAACCCCGCCAAGAGCGGGGTTTTGTTTCTATAAACACTTAGAATTGGTGTTTGTAGAAAAGTTCGTAAAGAATTCTAGTTAGAGATTCTAAATACGGTTGATTTAAATCATTTAGAATAAATGACCTATCTCCTAACCTAAATACCGGTTTTTCTCCGCTACTAACAGAGAATTCACCATGTTTTTTATCTAAATACGAACCAAACTCTAGATAATAATCCAGTAAGTTTTTACTATTAGGGTTCCTAATTAATGCGTAAGCAGTAATTTCAGCGTTTTCCCATGCCACTGGGTTAACATCAGTTCCCATATCTCCTCCTTATTGGTTAATGGGAACTAACTTTTAACTCACTTTAAATCGAAAAATCAATTAATTAATAATTTTCCATTTATGGCACTATTTAGCCAATAAACCACCCTGTCGTTGCTCTTGCCGGATAATCGTTCTAACCGCATTGCCGATCATTTGGCCGAGCTGCTTCGAGTCATTTTGGGTATCAGTTTTGCTTGATCCATCCGGATTAACTGTTACATAAACATTGATTGGTATATCACTCGAACTGCTTTGTGCTTGATTTGAATTAATCGCATCAAATTGTCGTGCCTCCCGTCGTGTTGCTATAGCTTCACTAGTATTATTAGAAACATAACCTCCATTTGCATAACCACTTGGTTTACTTTGACGCATGCTTTCAACAACGCTAACACCACCCCAACGTTTGATATCTTCTTGCGACCATACGACTTCGCCTTTATGCACAATCCCTGCTGGAGTGTGTTTTAGGCCGTTACCTGTATAACCACCATCCGCAAATCCTTGCGGGGTTGCAGCTTGGATGAGAGATACAAATGTACCTGATTTAATTGTCGCGATCGCTGCTGCTGCCGCTTTTTGGTACCAAGTACCTGGCTCATTTGCGTAAGCATCTGAAGCAGCTTTCCACGTGTTCATTCCAGCCTGCGCCAATGCGAATGCCCGCTGACTTTCATAAAGAATGCGGTATGCACTTGATGACTCACCAAGCATATTTTTAAACATGCCAGCCAATGCCCCTGTGACACTAGCTCCATAACCCAACTGGAGATTCATTGAATCATTTTGATAAGTAGATTCAATCAATTTCAAACGCTCAAAGTGTTCCTTCATGATTTGTTCACGTTGTGCATTTAGAGCTACCATATTTGCATTTGGATCTTGTTCCTGAGTTTCAATATCAGCAAGCTGGCTATCAAATACTTTTTGAGAAGCATCATAACGGCTAAAGCGCTCCTGTTCTAAAGCGAATTGTCCACTATTACCAGTGATACTCGCCTGAATACCATCCCAGTTTTGAACAGCATTATTCACTTTATCGCGTGTCTCTTTATCCTGATTGGCTTTAGATAATGCGATTAGCTTTTGCCGCTCTTCTATAGAAAGCTTGGTATTCTTAAGAATTTCCTCCCGTTCGAGTCTGTAACGTTCCTGCATGGCTTGGGTTTCTGTCAGTAGAGCTTGTTTAGCCTGAAAAAGACGTTGCTCTTGAGCAAGTTTTAGTAAACCTAATTCTTGTTGCTGCTGTAACTTAAACGAATCAATCGCAATTTTGCGCTGTTCTTCTGTTAATTTCCCCTCAGCAACCAGACGTAATGAATTGGTTTCATATGTGTAATCAAGCTTTTGTTCTTCAGTCCACTTATAACCATTTACTTCAAAATCAAATTGTTTTTGAGCTAATTTATCTTCAGCATTAAAACGCTCATTAATTTTTGGGATTAAATTTGATTGACCTAAAATGGTTGCTTTGTTGATTTCCTCCTCTCGTCTTTTGCTTCTAGCAACTGTTTCTGAGTCATATGTTGCCTGTAGCTGTTTAACTTCCTCAAGAGTTTTAGCGCGTGCCTTATATGCTTCATCTTCGAACTTCGAAAGATCGCCGATTGCTTTTGAGGCTGCTTCGGGGTTATCTCCTAAAATTTTACTAAGCTGATTATAGTAAGAGTCTTGTTTGGCTAAATGCTGTGAAGCTTTAGCTTTGCCAAGCTTTTTCCCTTCATAATCCCACCCGATAAAATTTTTCCCCACGATTTTTTCTAAACTTCGATAGTCCAAATCGTCATTGAGAAGGGCGCTTTTAGTCTTGCTATAACTTTTATTAGTCATAACCTCTTGCAATAAAAACTTAGCTTGCGCATCTAAAGCATCTTGGGTCTGCTGGATTTTTCCATTTTTATCTAAAACACCTTGTCCCTGTAAGGACTGCATGAGTTTAGTTGAGCGAGTCTTTTGCCAAGAAATAAATCCAGTATTTGTATAACCATTATTTTCATCCTTATGGCTACCAAACATTGCCTCATTTCTAAAATCATTCTCGCGCCCAACTTGAGCTGTCATTACTCGTGCTTGCTTATCTCCCAATCCAGCATTACGGAAAGCCTGATATACACGAAGCATATTTCTCACTCGCTCATTATTCCCTGCAAGTAGAACAGCTTGTTTGGCAGACTCTTTGGTTTGCTTTCTTTTAGCTTCAGTTAATTTATCTTCTCGCTCCTGTTGTTCTTCGATGATCTTGAGATTTCTAAGTGCGCTATCAATTTCATCTTTAGACAAAATCGCACTCATTCCTTTAGCTTTTTGCAGTTCTAAAATGGCATTAGCTTGAGCAACGGTGTAACCTTTATCAAGCCATCCTGATTTATAGATTGAGTCAATAACGCTATCTTTTTGCTTGGCTTGATAATCTTGTAAAGCCTTTGTTGCCTTTTCAGCCTCACTAGCAGTATTCCCCAAAGCATCCGCTTGCTGTTGATGCTGAGCTGCTGCATTCTGGGCTTTATTACCGGTTAAAGTTACTTCAACACCGAAGATTTTTAACTTGTCAGCAGATTGAGCTGCTTTAACTGAATTTTGATCATATTGGGCAGCTTGCTTTTTAAGATTTTCATATAGATCTGTAGGCAACTTAATTTTATTTAAGCGTTCTATGGCTTCTGTATAGCTGATAGTACCTTTACGTGCCTCTTGAGAAATTTTTTCAACTTCCCAATTGCCACGAGCATAGTTTTCGATATCAATTAATGCAGATGCAACAGAACGTGACGATTTCTCTAATGCTTCATTCTGGGCATTAAATGCAGCTGTTAGATCATTAACAGCTTTTGTCTTATCATTGCCAGCTAATTTTTTTAAAGCCTCATCTGTTCTCTCAGCAACTTTTGCTTGTTCTTCAAGCTTTTTATTAGCTTCAGCTGTGTTGTCTCGCATTAATAAATATCCAGCTGCTAAACTTGCTACTGTAATCCCAATACCAACTGGACCACCAAGTAAACCTAAAAGCCGTGATCCTATCCCTACACTTGCCGCACCAGCTGCTGCTGATCTTGATTGAGCTACAGCCAATGCATCTTCAGCAAGTGCCAATTCTCTTGTAACTTGAGCCTCAATTTTCTTTAACTCAGCCATACGAGTTAATGTAGCAGCACGGCCTTTTTCAGAGATTTGGGATTTTAAGCGCTGTACTTCCAAAGCTTTCTCAGCCGCAATAGCAGCTAAAGTTGCTTGAGTATTTGCAACAACGGCTTGAGTGCTAATTACTTGTTGAGCAGCAGCAGCGCGCTCGGCCTGAATTGCAGTATACTGCGTTACGGTTTGAGCAGCTAATTCCTTAATTTTTGCAGCTACAGCAACACCTGAGGCATAAATTGCAGGAATGTAGGTTCCAAGCCAATAAGCACCACCAACCATCATTGCAGAAGTTAAAACATCTAGGTTTCCGGCTAAAGTCTGAATGTTGCCCGCTAAAACTTGTGCTGCACCTGAGCCCTTTCCTGACTCCCCAACAAATTTAGTAATCTCGTTGTTGAGCAGCGTCAAAGACTGTCCAATAGTGATATCGGTTTTTGCAAAGAGTGCATCAACATCTTTTTCTACATTTCGGAGTGCTTTTACAATCTCTTGAGATGTAATTTTCCCTTCAGCCGCAACTGAACGCAATTCGCCTACGGTGATTCCCATACCCTGAGCAATTGCTTTTGCTAATGCAGGGGTTTGCTCCATTACAGAGTTAAGTTCTTCACCACGCAAGGTTCCACTTGCTAATGCTTGTCCAAACTGAACTAAAGCAGCATCAGCTGCTGATGCACTTGCCCCACTGATAGCAACAGCTTTAGACACTGTTTCAGTTAAACGAGCAGTGTCATCCATTGTGAGATTAAGTGTTTTTGCATTATCACTAAAACGTTGATACACCTGCAATACAGAATCCCAAGCTGAATATGTCTTTTGAGCAATTCGGAAAGTGTCCTCAGTAGCCTTATTTAGCTCAACTTGGTTGTTAGTCACTAACTTAAGACGGTTCTGAAGGCCCGTATAAGTGTCCATATTATTAATGGCAGCACTTACAGTAACCAATCCAGCCATGTAGCCAGCAAGTTGGCGCGTTGCCACAGACAAACTATCCATTGATTTACTTGCAAAGTCGCCTTTGCGCTCAATGCTATCCAACTCATTGCCTAGATTGCGCGCATTTCGTTCTGCATTTTTAGCATCAATTACAATGACCAAACGGGATTCTTGTGCCATCTTACTTTCCTCTAGGCAATAAAAAACCCACTCAATGAGTGGGTTGTTAAGGTTGATTTTTGGGTTAGTGTTTTTGCTTAAGATGCGCTCTTGTTCTCGTGATATCTCAATATGCTGGCAACCTTTTGGAACAGATAGCCCACTAAGAATCCATTTAAGATTATCCCGATACCTGTAATAACCATGATTCCTGACCATACGGTCTCGGTGCCATAATAAGTTCTTGGAACTTCAACTCGGCCAAACACAAGTATAAAAATAAATCCAGATATAATACCTAGAACAATTAACCCCCATCCGATGGCATTGCAAACTTCACTTTCTTTCATTGTTTGATATTGTGGTGTGCTCATGCTGTATCTCTTCTTTAATTACCAATTCGAATTTACTTTCTGCTGAGTTTTAATCTTTTCAGCCATATCATCCGATAGAGTATTAATCTTACTAATAATCAGTGGTGTGGACTTCCTACTTTCAGTTATAGGGTAATTTTGTGCAGGCATCATTATTCCAGCACTCATGTGCGATGGAGCGCTATAGGTTAAACCATCATAACCCACGCGCATTTTCCCATCCTTAGTGTCCACTCTTACAGTAAAATCAACACGTTCGTTTCCTGTCATTGCCAAGCACTCCATGCCCGAACAAGGATATCGCATATTGCCCTTTCCAATGATAGTGCCTGATGCCTTATCTTCATATTGAATTACTGCGTTAGCAGAAGCAAAAGCTACAGCGAACCATTGTCTAGCGCCATCATAAATCTGTGCTTGGTTTAATCCATCAATTTGATAAACCTTTTCAAATTTTACAGGCTCTGAGGGTTGTTGGGGAGTTGTCGCACACCCCGCTAAGCCCAATCCAAGAAATCCCGCTAATAAAATCTTTTTCATAATGTAATCCATTTGTTATTAATCTCACACAATTTAACAAATGGACAAAATAATGTCATCAAGAACTTAAAAAGGAAGATTCTCTACTAGTCCATGTGGTCAAGCCAAAATACATCCTCAAAATTTTTACATACACCTGCTTTTTTGAGTTCTTTATATATAAGTAAGGCTGTATCGATCTTGACAGAATGTCCCTGCTCGGCTCTTGTCACATAGTTTGATAGAACTCTGCTACCACTAACAAAACCACACCGCTTTGATAGCTCATAAACCGTTAAGCCTGCTTTTTCACGCAAACAAGCAACATTATTCTTTACTTCCATTGCTGCACCACAAGTTAAATTTTAGAATATTGTAGCACAATAAAAGATAATTACTATTTTTTGTGTTAGCACAACAAAAAGAATTGACACAATAAAAGATATTAAATAAGATGACTTCATCAAGGCTAAAAGCCATGAAAAAGAAAACCCCTTGCAGACGTCGAAATCAGGCAAGGGGTTTATGTCTAAACCAATGGAGATTTAAGACATGTCTAATATAGCACAAATCAACGATACCAAAATATCAATTGTTAACTTCAAATCTGTTCCAGTTGTTACTACAGCAATGCTTGCTGATTTCTATGGAACCGATACAGACAACATCAAACAAAACTATTCTCGAAATAAAGAGCGGTTTGTAGAAGGTAAACACTTCTTCAAAATTATTGGTGAAGAATTGAAAAAATTTGTAGGTGACTTAAAGTCACTTGCAAATTTCCCTGCAATTTCAAATAAAACTCGTTCCCTTATCTTATGGACAGAACGAGGGGCTGCTCGTCACGCCAAAATGTTGGATACAGACCAAGCATGGGAAGTTTTTGAGCAACTTGAGGATTGCTATTTTGTCCGTAAAGAGATTTTAGCCAAAACCCACAAATCAGAGCGTGAACCTCTAACCAATGCTGTAAATCTTCTTGTAGCTAAAACTAAGCATTTGAATTACAGCGATGCTTATAAATTAGTTCATCAGCGTTTCAATGTTCAGCATATTGATGAAATTCCATACGATGTAATACCTGTGGCTGTGGAATATGTTCACCACTTAATTGCTATGTACAGCAATGCAGAGAAATACAAGGATACTGAACCTCATATTCATACAGTATTGCGCGATAAGAATGTTCAGTTCTTAATGTGGTATGTTCCAATACTTGCTAAGTTCATCAAAAATGAGATTTCCCCTGCATTAATAGCTATCCAAAGTAGTTATGCGGGACGCTTATTTTCTTTAGCTCAAGAATCAGTCACCCATGCTAACGTTTTAAATCGTAAAGCACTTGGATATGGCATCACTCGTTTGGAACACGTTGATTATCAACCTGTTCATACAATCGAATGGTATCTTTCTAAATAATTGAGGCTTAGAGGCATTGTGATTTCAACAATGCCTCTATTTAACAACTGGTTAATAATGGCGCAATAAAAAACCACCTTCTGGTGGTTTTTAAAACATTAGTATATATCTAATGTGGATACACCTTGTATTCACGATCCAACCATAAAATATGGAAAATATCATTTTCGCGATAACCAACCATTGGAGCTAGTCCGTAAAACCTAAATGAAAGTATTGAGGCATCTTCTGGTACAACATTTGGCACAGCTACATTTAAACTTTTTCTTTCTATTTTCTCATAACCCAAACCATGTCTTGCTTCTTTTGCAATCGTTTTCCATGTCATTTCTCGTCTTTTAAAGATAGCATCAGCTAAAGCCTGCTTTTCTGCAGGCTGACAGTTTGAATAACAGTGGTTTTTCTGAATATACTGCAAAGAGAAAATAATACAGCCCTCTTTTTTTGGAAGGCTGTCAGCAGCTTGTTGGGCAATATTTTTTGTTTTATGTGCAGTAGGCTTCTTTATTTTCATATAAAACCTTAATCTTAAGATTCTAATTGAGTTTCAAAGTAAGCCTTCATATCTTTAATAGAAATTTCATTGTTGCAACCTGGCTCATAGGCATTCTTCCATGGAGCCTCTTCGTGGGTCATATTGCGCAATCTCCATGCAGAGAATTGACCATAAGATTCAATTACCTCATCTAGAAGTTCGCGCTGTGCTTCACTTAGAATTTCTATATTAAAATCTTTTGGCGGAGTAACAATATCATTACCTGCAGCCTTGAAGTGATGATAAACAGATGGAACTACTGGGCCATGCAACCATGCCTCTATGCTCTCTGGGAATAATTCTTCATCAAACATTGCCAAATGAAAGCCCTGACAATAATAAACTAATTTTTGTAGTTTTAGTGGAGTGATACCTTCACTGCCTTCAAAGCGATTTTCAAGCCAAAGTATGTAATTAGCCACGTCTAATGCTTTAATTGACATTTAATATCTCCAAAACAAACGGATGAGCAACCAGCCATCCTGAATGTTTTATTCAGATGTGCAAAACCCCTTGGGTTAGGCACAATCTGGATAATAGATGGCGTACAACCAAGGGGACTATGTAAAGTAAAATATTATATATTGACAATCCTGTCAATAAGGAATCTTTACTGGAATGTCAAGGGCATAGGCGTATTATGTTACATCAATCGCGCTAAATCACGTCGCAAAGTCTAAGATATGTACCGTACGTCAGCACTTAAGTCTTCGTCGCTCGTTGCGTCGCCTTCTTATGAGCCTCATCCAAGAACATATCGTCGAGCGTAAAGATACAGTCATTAAAGATGTAACGCTCAACTGGTAAATCATATTGCTCAACATAAGCATTAATTGCGGAAATATCTAGCGCCAGAGGAACACCTTGTTCATAGCGTCTAGATCTTGCAATCGTGTTATATGCAGACAGGATGGCATTGGCTACATAAGAATAGTCAGGTGCATCAGGAAGCTTTACACCAAGGACTTCTCTTTGCTTTTTTTCGTGGTCCGTGAGCCTCGCGTACTTGTTGGCGTAGGTGTAGAGTGTTGTGACTTTCCCACAACATCATCTCGATATTGGTTTGCATCTGATTGAATCTTTTCTGATTCAGTTCGAATAAAGGACCAGATAGAAACCCCTAAATCGCCCATGTTAAGCAATTTCGTAGCGTTCTCTGCATTGTATGCAGGTTCGGACTTTAACTGTTCGCCATTAGGACCTTCTTCGACAAATACAACACCCTTCCAGTCTTCAATTAAATGGCATGCAACTGCTTCCAATAGTAATTCATGAAAGAGTTTGTCATCGGATGAAGCTTTAGCAACATCAAATCCTTTAGCTGTGATTTGGTTATTCGCACGTTCTAAAGCTACTTGATAAGGCTTATATCCAATGCCTCGGATCTTGAACTCAGCAAGTACATTACCTTCTTCATCTTTATATTCGCGCCACAAACTAACGTCTTTATTTCTTTGAATATTGACTTCAAGAGCCATGTTATATCTCCAAATAAGAAGGCAGCAATAAAGCTGCCAAATCAGTATTAAGGTGTAACTGGCGCAATCACACGAGTAATAACCGGCGATACGCGAATATGGTTGTAGTTAATGTCGACTGTGATGGTGTCTTCTCCACCGCCATCAGGGTGATTAGCTTCAGCCACTTCCAATTGTGGGAACTGAAAGGCATAACCATTACCTGCATCATCTTCAATAGAGAATTCTAGCGGCATGGTGTCACGGGTTTTAATGAAGTCGATATAGGCTGCTGATTGCGCTGAGAACATGTATTGAGTGTTAACAGTCACATCTACGATCTTTTCAAGATAAGTCGTTGCAGTGAGCTTTTTAGAGCCAATACAACGGATTGCTTCCATATTGTTGTTAATGGTCAATTCAAGAGACTGCATACAAGCAGTTCCGACAACTGTTTCACCATTAACTTTAAGATCACCGACGTTAAGCGCTGAAACAAGGACTAGTTCAGGAACCGGTAAAGGCGAAGTCACAGGGTTTGTAGTTGTACGCTCAAACAGAGTACCCATCAAGCCAAATGTAGCTGTGATTTTGCCAGTAGTAGCAATAGACATCGTAGCTTCATTTATACGTACACCGCGGTAAATAAATACCTGGTTAATATCTTCAAATACTTTGACGAAGGTAAATGTCTTTCGCACATTACCGCCAAAGTTAAGAACATCACTGGCCCAGTTATTCATTGCAACTGCTGACCAGAAGTCATCAAACAAGCCAATAGATAATTCAACTTCTAAAGAACCTGTGATTTCTGCTTCGGTAGCCATGCCACCTTGACGGAATCGCGAATCGACCACACTGTTTGATGATTCAGTGGTGACGTTTTCAGTTAAGCCATCAGTAACTCGGCGTACGGTTTTCCAAACTGGTGTAGTTGGTAATACTTCGGGGGTTTGCTCTTCAGCATAGTAAAGACGGATCTTTGCACCACTCGACATGGCTTTTACTCCTTATAGGCATAAAAAAACCACCTCGAAAGGTGGCTACAAAATTAGGAACATAAAAAAACCGCACTCAGGCGGTAACTTCTTTAAAACTTAATATCAATCATCCAAATCAACACTTACTCCAGTAACAATATTTAAATTTGGTCCATTTATGCTATTAACATTAGCGAGGCGAATTTTTACATCAGAAATACATAATTTATTAGACAACTGCCATTTACTTAGCTCCTTAGCCATTACATCTGCCAAGTGTCGTTCAAGCTCTTGCCGTTTAATTTCGATTTCTTCTTGAGTAAGCATGCAGGACATATCAATTCACCTTATACCCAATGGTCACATTATACTGAATGAAATCAGCATCTTGGCCGACAAAAATTGATTGTCCTTGCAAACATTCTAGATGATCAATTGAGTAATATTCAAAATGGGCAAGCAAAGCATCACTCAGTTTTGTGATTTCCATTATTCCTGAATTGGGACGAGCAAAGCATTGGACCATAATATTACCGGTACGGCGTGTACAAGGATTATCAGCAATGCCTGAAATAAAACTTGGACCGCCTGCAATCGTTAAGCGACACCACAAACCTTGCTTAGGCACCGTAAAGCCTGGTAAATTTGGATACTGGATTCTGTCTTGAGTAATACCTCTAAAGCTTTGCATGCGATCAATAATAGCTTGCCTTGTTTGCTCTAAAGTCATTGCCATTTTAGCCACCGTACTTTTGAGAAATAAAGTTAAACGTGAGGCCATAAATACCTTGTGGTGCTTGATCAGACCAACCGTTTTCTAAGCGCGGTCCATAAGCTTTATTGTTCTGGATATAAACCAAATTGCCTAACTTAATCTTCATTGCCTGAATCGCTGCATCGTTAATAGGGTTTGTTTCAGGTTCACGTACACCGTAATCAGCGGATCCAACCGAAACAATATGTGAAGCACGGTATGCTCCAGTATCAACAGGACTTAAATTAACTAAGGATTGCACGGTATCCATGACAATATTCTTTACATGGTCTTCTGCTGCTTTAGACACATCAAGACTAAAACTAGTCGGCTTTTTCCCCTTCCATCCCATGATTTACCTCACTAGCTTTGAACATTTCAAATAGGTCTTGAGCGATCGCTTGTATCGAATACGCTTCAAACTCAACACTCGGCTCGCGCTCACCCATTCGCCGTTTTACTATTTGCCAGATATGAACAGCTTCATGTAAAAGCAATCCATAAACTTGAATTCGGTCTTTATCCGCCGTATCACCAATTTGGACGATTGCATATGCACCATCAGAAAAAGTACTAACTTGCGCATCCGCTCCCATATCCAAAAATTGATCGGCCTTATCCATATCTTCAAATAACAAATCCATGTGTAGTTGATTTCGAGCAAGCGTGTACTGCACATGTTGAAAAGGCGAGATATACCATTCAGGAACATAATCAGGATTAACCATTTTAGCCCCTACACTTTTCGAAGCTGACATTTCCAGATTGTACTGGCTGGATCTTGTTGAATATGGATAACTCGAAATGAGCCTAAAGCTGTTAGCCATTCATCGTCAATTTTTGGAGTCATGGATACTTCATTTTGCAGCACAGTTGCTTTTTTATCAGTAGCCAGCACTCCAAGCGTCTCAATCTCATATTGACTGTATGAGCCAAAAAGTACACCTCGGCCAGAATAGTTTTCTTTAACTTCAACATATGTTTCAGTTTTAGGATCCCAATTAGTTTTTGAGATCCGCTCACATGTAAAGGTATGAACGGCGTCCGCCAAATCTTCATTAAATGCTTCAGCAATGTCTGCCTGAATTTCGTCACGTAAGCCCATATCACGCCCTGTAAAGTGGTATGCCAAAGCCATTAAAACTTGCATTTGGATCTTTCAAATCAACTGAATCAATAAAGTCAATTGCTATCTGTTCAAAACTAGATATTGCTTCTGATCCGTCTTGGTATTCTTTTTCCGACTCAACAGAATCAGCTTTGACCTTCTTACGCTTCAATTGCTGCTCTTTGCCGTTATAAATTACTTTGGCCAGAATTCCTTTGATAATTTCACATGCAGCATCTTTAAGAAGTGGATCAATTGGATCTGGCACAAAACCTATTTTGTTTTTCATCCAAACATTTGCAAGTTGAACCAGACGAGCTTTATCACTGTCTGGTGCAAAATCGCTGCCCAAAATTGAATTTGCGTCATCTACAGTAATAAAGCTCATTGCATTATTCCTTAGGGATTAATTTAAGAAGTTCTGCTTTTGTTGCTGACGGCTTGTAACCAATATTTTTACTAGCCAAATACTCTTTTAATTGATCATTTGACCAGTTTTCAAAATCATTAGCTGCCGTTTCTGTAGCTGGGTTTTCTGCCGATTTTCCAGCTTCCAATTCAACAATACGTGCTTGCATTGCGGGAATATCGTTTTTAAAAGCTTCAAATTCAGTTTTTATACCGACCACTTGAGCTTCAGCATCTTTGAGAGCTTTATCTGCTAAGACTGCTGCATCTTTTAATCGTGAATTCTCAGATAACAACTCTGACTGGTTACCACCAGCCTGCTCTAAGATGGCAATTTTTTGCTTAAGCTGAGTGTTTTCTTCGACGACCTTTTCACATTCTGCTTTTGCATCATCAATCACAGCTTGAAGTTCAGGGGTGACTCCTACCTCGACATTTACCGTGGCCAAAGTCATTTTTTGTGGCTCTTCCAACTTACGAACTTCAACTGGAACTTCTAAAGATTCGTAATCCTTTTGAATCTTTGGATAATTACCGTAAATAATTACCTCTTTTGCTTTCAGATTTGGGTTTTCATAATAGTCAGGGTTAGCAATAATGCCCGTCTCTAATGCAGCCAGTGCTGCAATGCGTGTATAGATAATCTTCATGGTGCTTTTCTCTTAATAATAAAAAAGAGGGCTTATTAGCCCCCTTGCGGTTTTTAATTTTTAGGTTTTAACCAGTTGTCGCTGTACCTGATAAATCAAGTAAGGTACCTGCTGTCATTTTGTTGCTGGTTGCATATTTAATCCAGTTAGCACTTGAACCAAGTAATGTAAGATCAGGATTTTCACCTTTCGATGTATCCCAGCTATAACCAAGAATATCTAGGTTAAATGCACCTTCAGCACGCATACCGATTGCTAAGTTTTCTTCATCATTGATGTCATAAGCTCGGAAGCCCGGTACTTGTGATTCAGTTACTGTTACAGCACCATACTGCAAGCCAAAAGCATCGTTATCACCTACAGCATCCGTCACCAATACCGGCTTTCCTAAGGTTCCTGGTAAACCACCATAGATAACGATTTCAGATTCACCGTAAATTTGCTTAGTGATAGCATCATCGACAATATCGAAATATGTATCTGAGTTCATCACCCATAAGCCAATTCGGCCAAACTTATCACCAAACTTTCGCATACCACGAGTTAATGCTTTGCGGCCATCAACAACGATACTTCCTTTCGCAACCATATCGGGATTACTAGAAATAGCAGCTTTTAAAGAAGCTAAACTGTACTCTAATCGGCCTGCAACCAATGCATCTGCAAGATCGTAACCAACAACCATAGCAAATTCTTCTGGTGTACGAGCACGGCGCTTAAATGCCTCTTCAGTTGATGCATAAGGACCATATTTATATGGAATTTTTACACCTACAGACTCACCTGCACCGATTTTTTCCGGAGTTACTTTTGCATTGGAGTTCACATCGCGATGTTTAATGCTACCACCAACTTTGTAGAATGCATTTTTATTGAAGTCACCTTGAATGATTTCATTACGATAAATAATCGCACCATTGGAAGCTTCATTAAAAACATTCAAATTGTCTTGTAATCGTTCTAAATAGGCTGTTTGAGCCAGTTGGTTGTAGATGATCATGTCGGAATTAACTGTCGTAGTCATAACTACTTATCTCCAAATATTTAATGATTAGTTCGGTAGTTTTAGGAAGGCATCATTGCCATGTTCTTTGATGTAATCTGCTTTCTGAGAAACAGACATTTCACTGCGTTTCATTCCAGTAGGTGCTCCACCTTTGCCCCCACCTTGAAAACCACCACCAGTTCCTTTACCACCTTTAAGAATTAAGTCTTTATGCTGGTATCCACCAACCAATGACTCTAAAGCTTCATCAACATTTGCAAGTTCACCCGGGCGGACACGTGAATAAATCTTTTCGCCGTTCGGATCATATGCAACCACCTTGCCTTCTTCGATTTTGAAGTGATGACCAAAGGTTGCCTGAACCATGTCCACAGGTACTGCAATGTTGTCTTGAATGTACTTAGAACGAGCAAAACCACCGCCGATAAGTTCTTTATGTAAAGAGGCTTCTAGAGCATCACGTTGCGCAACAATCGGGGCATATTTTTCCTCAACTGCTTTGATAGCTTCAGCTTTAACTTTCTCAACTTCACCGGCATCCACCAGCTTTTTATCGTCGAGATTTTGGATTGTTTGTAATGCCTTTTTAGCTGCCGCTGGGTCTTCGATTCCATCAAAAGCTTTTAATGCTTTTTCGGCTGCTTCTTTGGCTTCACGATGTGTTTTAGCTTCATTGTTTAAGCGTGCAATTGTTGCTACCGAGTGTGGTGCATCATGTGGCATTTCTTTGCCGTCATCATGAATATAGATCGGCTTATCACCGTCTACTTCCGCATAAACTTTACCGTCGATTGTTACTGTTTTAAGTTTCATTGGTCATCCAACCTATATATACAAAATGGGCATCCGCCCGGATTCGCCGTTAGCATCCGCTTTCGGCAGGCAATAAAAAAGCGCCCTTTAGGACGCTTCATTTCTATAAATGATTATTTACTTAAAGCTTGGCGTACAAATGCATCTTTTGCTTCAAGTAGCTTTCTTAATCCTGTGGATTTTTCAGGCCCGTCAGGAAGTTGCTCATCCATTTGCCGAGCTAAATCACCAATTGGCTTACTAACTTGCTGCAAATGTTCAGGTAAATGTTCATATTGGAAATATTGGATAATAGGGCTTGGCATTTTCTTCTCGCAAAAAAAGCACCCGAAGGTGCTATGGTTAAAAATTAAGTTCTATTTGATGAGTGCAATTGCTTTTAATCTTTCAAAAGTAAAACCATAAATTGCCATGGCTTGAAACCTTAATTTGAAGAAATGGCACCAGAATTCATTTTGTGCTCAGAATATATTGAGCATCTGACATATTGATTTGCTTTTCAGGCATTTGTAGTACCTTTCGCTACGTTTCCTTTGCACCCCAAACCTTTTGTCTAGGTTCATCACCAACTAAGCGGATGCCTTGAGGACCACCTACATCAAATGTTGCCGTGATAGTCGCTGGACCCTCAAAAACACTACAATTCATTTTTACAGCGGTTAATCCAGCTAATGGAATACCTGTTTCCTCGTCACAAAGAGCAAGATGAGAAGATTTATCTGAAACTCTTTTAAGTACCAAATGTCTAACTTTTGATTCACTCATAAGCCAAACTCCATAAATGACAAAAGCGCCATTTGGGCGCTTATATAGGTGAAAATTGTGTCTTAAGTGAGTTTAGAATTACCTGTAATCGGCAATAATTACTCACAGTTAAATCCAGTTCCAACAAGGTCTTTTTTCAAATTTGAAACGAGATTTTGTTGTTCCTGCTGTTGTCCACTAAGATAATTTTTATCTAGAGTCTCTGCACCATCAATAGATTTATAAAGCTCTTTAGATTCCTCTAAATTGTCTTTTAAAAACGTGGTGAGGTTTAGTTTCGCCTGGGCAGCTCTACATAAATTATTTTTAGCTTCTAAACCTTGAGTAGCCTGTTTTACTTGACCAGTTGCAGGATCAAAAGAATATGCATTTGCCATTGCTGACTCCAAAGCTTCAGACAATCGATCATATTCTTTAAGATATTTTTGACTTGGTTCAGCTAAACAAGTGATGGAAATTAGGGTTAGACATACAAAAGCTATTGTTTTCATATTGTATAAATTCTGATGTTTTAAAAAATATAACATAAGAAAAATTACAGACCCAACTTTTTAAAAGCTTTTTCATCCAACTTTCTCAAATCATCTAAGCTATAGAAACGGCCTTCAGGATCAAAGAACTTTTCAAAATCAAATTTTCCTTCCTTATAGAGCTTGTAACGCTTCGGCCCTAGCCACTCTTTTTGAAAGAAATCATCTGTCTTTTTAAAGAATTCTTTAAAAGTGGTATTGGCATCTAACTGTCCTATTAACTGGCTTCGCTCTTCTTTGGGGATGTCTTTAACTCTACGTTCGTCCATTACAAATGGCCGTTCGCCAACAAGTTGACCGTCCTTCTCGACCGGAACCAAGATACTGCGACAGTTAGGATGTAACGGCGGCACTCGCTTTGCCGGATCATTTATTTCCCACACTGAACCATCTAATGAAGCGCAAAGCTTAGAAGTTCGTCCATCTAAAACGCTAACAAATCGGACATATTCAAAGCCAATTTGGTTGAAGCTATTTAGATAGGCTTGATTAGCTACATGACTTCGCACAGTTCTTACCGTTCGCTCAATATCAGTTTTGGTACCATTTAAGATCCCATCTTCATAGTTAAGCCGTTTGGTACCACGAATACGCTGAACAATTTCTTGGTTAGTTTTGCCTGAATTAATACCATCTCGAATTGCATACTCAACCTTTTGACGGGCACTTTCAGCAATTCTTGAAAGCAGATCATCGACAAGAGCGCCACCTGCCAACGGAACTTTTTTAGCGGATAAAAATAGTTTTTCCCCATCAGGCTTATTAATTTTTGCTCCATAGAGCTTAGCTACGTAATTGGCCTCATAAACAGCCAAAGCTGTAGCAGAGACGGCGAATGCTTCAGGCAAGCTGGTATTTACACTAGCAAACCACTGGGCAATTAAATCTTTAATTTCCCTGAGATTTGAAGTTGTATATTTACCACCTGCTAAAGCAACTTTCTCCGACTCATTAAGCTCATCCAATAAATCCCGAAGCTTAGATAACATCTTGCTCGTATCATCATTGAATAAAGCCAATAACTCATTTACCGTTTTTGATGAAGCACGATAAAGATAGGCCTGGTGCTGAGTGAGTGCTTCAAATAGTTTTTTGATATCTGTTGCCATCTCACTCTACCTTTTGATTTAAAGTCCCATCTTGCTCTGCTTCAACATTCTGAAGCTCTTCTTCATATTTTTGTTTAGGGAACATACCTGTTTGGTTGTATTCCCACCATGATTTAAATGAAGATCGGCCTTGTAGAGCTGCTTCAAATAACTGTCGAGCTAACTCAGCTAAATAACCCTGTTTGTTAAATTCTTGACTGATTTCGAACATCAAATCATCTTTAGTTAGAACATCCACATTAGGCGTTACAAACTTAGCAGCCCATCGTAATGCTGCTGACAAGCCTTCATTCATATTAACGACACAGAGCGAAAGAACTGAATGCTGAACGGCGTCATCACTATTTGCCTCTGTAGCAGTCTTTTTGCTTCCAGAACCCTTCTCGATTAAACGTGCCCCCATCTCCTTCATTTTTTCCCACTTGTCTTTCATGGCTTCCCGGGCAAGCGTATTAGGATCAGCTTGAACAATACCTAGACCACCATTTTCAGGTAAAGGCAAAAGTACTTTCGCTCCAATGTAGATGCCACGTTTCTTGGCTTGGTCATACCACTCCCAATTAACACCCTTCGCATAGTATTGAGGTTGCCCCATATAAAAAACGGACTCTTGAAAGTCCGCACTGTCTCTGTAATGGGCTAAATTGAGATTAGCCAAAGGAAGTAATGGTGGCTTTTTAATCTCTTCTGAATTATCAATTGCACCTACAAATGTAAAAGGTATATAGGTCCAGAAATTCCCGTTGTAATCTGTTGGAAACTTCTTCTCTCCGCCAACCCAGTTACCCTTTTCACCCTTTGTGTACACCTGAACGGAATAAATATATTCCCCATTTCCCTCTTGCTCTAAACGAAGTACACGATATTGCTCTTGTTCGGTTTTACTAAATCCATCAGCACCGCGCTCAGACCTAAATTCACGGATAACTACGAGACAAAGTTTTTTCTGGTTATCGACCATTACTGAATCCCAATTCACTACATCTATGGCATTCAATAAATGAATCATTGGATAGGCTTTTTGCGCTTTAAATTCCGCTAGATTACGAGCTGGTGGCACATCAGGATAATCAACATATAAAGCGCAACGATAATGCTTCAATAAGTGGCGAATTCCATTTTGAGCCAATTGATAAGTACTTAAACCGGCTCCATTCGCATTACGTTCTAAATGAGCAAGGTCGGGAGGAAATTTAAAACTTGGATCTGTTGCAAAAGCTGCTCCAACTAAACTATTTGATGTAGTCCCTGTTACTTCATAAAAGACTGCACGAGTAAGATAAGCCTCATAAGCGCTTTTATTTGCAGGTGATTTATCATGTGCATTTGGCATCGGCAAATATTTTTCACCTTTAGCCTTAACTGCATCTTCACCTTCACAAACATCATCAAGTTTTTGCCAGTATGGCAAGTTCTTAACATATTCAGCATGTTGAAAAGTTACATCACTCATCGTGCAAATCCCATATCAGCGAAGAAGGTTTCAAATCCTTCATGTAATTCATTAAAAGCGTCAGATCCACCGTCTACCTGATCGTCATTTGTTCCATTAGGGAAATTCCGAAGTTCTTCAATAAAGGCTTTGTTCCAATCACCTTTAAGCATTCGAACATTCCCAACATTTACTTGAGCGGCAAAAGGCTGTGCCCGAGTGATCTTGTCACCCGATACTGGTTTTGCAACCACATGGTAGCCACTGAGAAGTTTTGTAAATGCCAGAGCTTGAGATTTCCCTGCTTGACCAGGGTCCTGAGGAATTCGAACAGTTACGTTTTTTCCATCAAGCTCAGTGGTTTGCTTTAAGCGTTTATTTACATTGTCAGGGCCAAGCTGTCCTCTTGTAACATCGACAATGTAAGTAAAACCATCTGCACCAAGAGCTTCTCGCACACCTGCTGTAAAGTCGCCTTCATTCTCTGTAGCGCCAAAATCCCATGCCCTTACTTGCTTCACTACATCTGCAGGCAAAGCATCAACAATTTGAATATTGTCGGGCTTAAAAAAACCGCCTGCTGGCGGTGATGGCATTTGTCGGTACTGCCCGGCAAAAACATACGGCGCAGCTTGCTCCATTTGCCTTAACTTTTGGATATTGTGTTTTGCTGGCCACAGTGCGGATCCGTCTTCCTGAATAGCAGAAAGACATAGATGCTCCCAAACCTCACCGTTTCCACCAGCTACAGGAACGCCGTCTTTTCTATCACCTAGCAACCATCCAGCTAAATCATCTTCATGAAGTCGCTGCATAATCACAATGATCGGCGTATCTGGCGAGTTAGTACGCGACTCAAGGGTGTTTTGGAACCAATCAATTACCCCTTCTCGAATTGTTTTAGAAGAAGCTTCATGCGCTTTGTGTGGGTCATCGATAATGATGCATCCACCAAACCCATCACGAAGTTTACCTGCGCCAAAACCAGTAATCGTACCGCCTGTACCAGTCGCATAGCAGACACCGCCTTGAGAAGTTCTCCAGAAGTCTTTAGCCTTACTATCATCACGCAATGTAAGATCAGGAAAGACCTTTTTATACGCCTCCTCTTGCACAAGGGTTCGAATCTGGAAGGCGTTATTTGCGGCAAGCATTGCCGAGTAACTGATATGAATAAACTCACAGTCAGGCTTCTTTCCAAAACACCAAGCCATGAAGTTAATTACAGCAATTTCAGTTTTAGAATATCGTGGTGGAACGTTAATAATTAACCGCTTTATCTCTCCGCGATAAACTTTCATTAAAGCTTCGCAGATTTCTAAGTGGTGCCAATTTTGCATCCATTTATAACCACGGCGCTCCTTAAACATGTACCTTGTGAAGAAATATAAATCTTCTTGCGCCTCGATCCGGATGGCTTTATCCCGAGCCGCATCAGTACTCATCTAAGACTTCCCTCCGCGCTTTTAAGTAATCTTCCATTGGAACTGGAATTTCTGAATTAACTGTTTGGACTGGTCCGCCGTCTTTGCCTGTAATTTCTTGGCGATTAGTAAATTGACCACCAATGTCTTTAGCGGCTTGCTCAAGAATTTTTAAGGCTGTTTTGACGTTTCTAGTCCTCTCAAGTTGTCTTTGGTATTGCTTCAATCGGTAGTACTTATTAGCAATAGGAATATCAATTAAGCCTTTATCAAACTCATCTCTGGTTTTTTCAAATAGTTCGACATACTTTTTGCTTAAGTTCTTACCAGCAACCTTTGTAGGGTCATAAGTTGCAACTTGAACACGATCTATATCAACGCCAAATTCTTGTTTTACGAGTTCAGCCACTTCTTGAGGTGTATCACGACAAGCAAGAGACTGAACTATAAAGATTTTCACAGGCTCTTTTAGTGTCGCCATAACTTCCTCATCGTATAACTACGTATAACAAAATGGGCAAAAAAAAGAGCCATTAGGCTCAATTGATTACGCAGTTTCCGCAGCATTTTGAAATATCAAGATTCGAAACAAACGGCGGATTCTTTGCGACTTCAATAAGTCGCTTAACATTTTTGCTTGGTCCATAACGTTTAACTACGCCAATAAACTCTTCAACGTCATGACCTGCAAGATAGTGCTTAGGAAGACCAGAACTATCGCTATAAACAATTTCTCCGTCCTCGTCTCTCATCACTCCAATGTGATAAAGCTCATGTTCAAGCAAAGCACAGAACTCGCTATCGTTTGCCTTTTCACAAAAGCTTGCATCGATGGTGATTAAGTAAACTGGAACGAATCCGAACCAGTCTCGCATTTGCTGCTCTTGGCGGGCCTTCTTCCAGCCACCTTGTTGAAACATAACCTTTTCACATTGGCCGAGCACCATACGCTTAGCTCTCGTATAAGCAGTAGAAGCCCATGCGAAAGCCAAGAAACCCTCATTGTCATGAAGCATCTCAGCGATATGGTCGTGATCTGGATTATGTAAAGGTCCACCAAGCGTAAGAAAATTAGCAACTACCCATAGTTTTAAATCAGGTGCAGGTATTAAACGGAGTGCTTCCTCTTCTTCGGCCTGATCCATAAAATCAGTTGGAGGAAATGGTCTGATCTGATCCATTAAATATTTGCCTCTTTAAATTTTTAAGCCA